GAGACCATCCGATCGCGTTACCGTGACACTTTCTCCTACGACTCGTTTTCAGAAGGTGAGAAACAACGCATCGACCTATCCTTACTCTTCACTTGGAGACACATTGCCAAGATGAAGAACTCCGTATCAACCAACCTGTTGATCCTAGATGAGACATTTGATTCGTCTCTCGATGGTGAGGGCGTCGACAACCTAATGAAGATCATTGACACTCTCAAGGAAGACACCAACGTATTTGTAATCTCTCACAAGACCGAACTGGAGGACGCCCACTTCGAACGCAAACTGTCGTTCGTTAAGGACAAAAACTTTAGTCGAATGCGAGATATTACTTGACACTGACTGGATATTGTTGTATAATGTCCCACATATTAACTGAGGAATCCACATGGAACTATCAACCAGAACTGTCGAGATCCTACGAAACTTCTCGACGATTAATCAAAACATCGTAGTCAATGGCGGCAACGTCATCAAGACTATGTCTATCGCAAAGAACATTGTCTCTCAAGCAGAGATTGATGAAACCTTTCCTAGTTCATTCGGTATCTACGATCTGTCGGAGTTTTTGTCGGTGTTGTCCCTTGTAGACAATCCTTCAATCGAGTTTGGTGAAAACTTCTGTACCGTATCAGACGGCAGTGGTCTTTCCTCAGTTCGTTATTTCTACTCAGATCCAGAGATGCTTTCTGCACCTAAGAAAGAGATCATCATGCCTGAGTGTGAGGTCAGATTTCTACTCACTAACGAAACCCTAAGTAAGATCAAACGTGCATCGTCTGCATTGGGTTATGATGAAATTTCAATTAGTCCCGATGGAAACGCTGTACGTATTGATGTCGTTGATATTAACAATACGACTTCAAATTCATACTCAATTCAAGTTGAAGGTCAGTTCCCAGAGGATGCAGATTTCAAATTTGTTATTGGGGTAAATAACCTGAAATTGTTGGGTGATGATTATGAGGTTTCGATTTCAACTAAGTTGATTTCTAGTTTCCGATCAACATCTGGCAAAACCGAATACTTTATTGCACTTGAAAAGTCATCAACATACGGAGCATAAAATGACTGAAGACCAAGCTACATTTTACGACCTCGCAAACCGCGTTGCCCGTTCATGTGTCGCAGTAGTTGATACTGTTGTAACACGTGGTGGGTTCAAAGGTGAGGAACTTACAACTATCGGACAACTACGTGACCAAGCAATTCAAGTGGTTGCGTTGTACGAGAAGTTGGCAAAAGAACACGCAGAGTCAGCCGCAGAAGAAGACTCTGAGTAAACCCTTTGGGGCGGTGGGTAACTTCTCTTTCACCGCGAATACTTTATTATGATCCACCCATCGCCCCGTTTTTTATGAAACTGTATGATCCCCTAATCGCAAAAGAGACCTCAATCCATGTTGCACTTGGGACGGTCATCAACTATCCACTTAACATTTTCTATACATGGTTAGCAGTTGTTAAGTGGGGTATCACGGACCCTATAACTTTGTCCACCATTCTTACTGTCGGAATATCCTTCGTAGCGTTCACTCGCATATACATAGTAAGGACTCTTACAGAAAGACGTAAGACCAAACTTAATAAAGATATGCCGCTATAGCTCAGCCGGTAGAGCAACTGACTTGTAATCAGTAGGTCCGGAGTTCGATTCTTCGTGGCGGCACCACTTTGGAGACACCGTGAATTTATCTACTCAGGTATCAGACGCATTTGCTCGGTCTATGACTGCGTTCTTCCGTCTGTTTGCAGATCTCTTTTTCCGCAAGCGTTACGGTCACCGCGCACTCGTTTTAGAAACAGTTGCGGGTGTGCCAGGCATGGTCGCGGGTATGATGACCCACCTTTACAGTCTACAGGCGTTTAAGAAAGGTCACGGTACCAAGATCCACGAGATGCTCGCAGAGGCTGAGAACGAAAGAAAACACCTCATGTTTTTCATGGAGGTGATCCAACCGTGGTTCATTGAACGTGTAATCATCATCCTTGCCCAGTTTATCTTCTGGCACTACTATTTGGTGATGTTTGTTCTATTCCCCCGAACCGCACACCGCATGACTGGATACTTCGAACAGGAAGCGGTACAAAGTTACACAAACTATTTGGAACTGATCGAGTCCGGAGAGATCAAAGATGTCCCCGCACCACAGATCGCAATTGACTACTACAGCGAACTCCACGAGTTCTCTAAGTTGTCTGATATGATTAAGTGCGTCCGTAATGATGAGATGCACCATGCTAAAGTCAACCACGCATATGCGAACGGACGACTATAGGATAAATTGATTGTTTTTATCGATATAACCGATCGTATTTGTCACTTTGTTATAGATAAATAGATTGGAGAAATCGGTTTACACGAAGGGGATAATGCGGTATAATGTCCCCTTATTATATTATGGAGTGGTAAATGAGTAACGAATTCTTATGGGTGGAAAAGTACCGCCCAAAAACTGTATCCCAAACTATCCTACCCACAGAACTGAAAGAAACGTTTCAGAACATTGTGGACGGTGGAGAAATCCCGAACATGATGTTTAGTGGGACTGCTGGGACAGGTAAAACTACAGTCGCTCGTGCGATATGCGAGGAACTGGAATTAGATTACATCGTAATCAACGGGTCCGAAGAAGGCAACATTGACACACTACGAGGAAAGATCAAGCAGTTCGCCTCTTCTGTCTCGTTGGCTGGTGGTTACAAGGTCGTCATCCTTGATGAGGCGGACTATCTAAATCCCCAGTCAACCCAACCCGCATTGCGTGGGTTCATCGAGGAGTTTTCGAAAAACTGTAGGTTCATCATGACCTGTAACTTCGAAAACAAGATCATCGACCCATTACACTCGCGATGCACTAAGATCGCGTTCAGCGCCACCAAGAAGACTCTCCAGTCTCTCTCGGCGGAGTTTATGCAACGCGCGATGACCATTCTCCAGACGGAGGGTGTAGACTATAATAAGGATGTCCTTGCGCAGGTCATCATGAAACACGCACCGGATTGGAGGCGTGTTCTGAATGAGTTGCAGAAAGGATCGATTTCGGGGTCACTGAACGTGGCGTCTGCTCTCGACGGTGAAGTCGTAGATAACTACACTCAGTTGTTCGGCGCAATCCGTGATAAAAACTTTAAGAAGATGAGGACGTGGGTCGTCAATAACATTGACGTAGAACCAGCGGCGGTATTCCGTGGTGTCTACGATCGCATGTATGACCATGTCTCCCCGAATAGTATTCCACAACTTGTTTTGATACTTGCTGACTATCAATACAAGAATGCGTTTGTCGCAGATCATGAATTAAACATGGTCGCCTGTCTCACAGAGGTGATGGCAAACGTGGAGGTCAAAGCGTGAGTCCGTTTGATTTCCTAAACAGCATTAACAGTACCAAGGTAAATTTACTCGATAAGGATCCGGAAAATATTAATCAATACAATAGCTTCCTAGTAAATAGGTCGCTTTCATACTTTCCAGATACTGTGTTAATTAGTAACGAAATGAACAGGTTGCATCATATAGATGCGAGACTTCAACACGATTTTCTTATAAATATTATACGTAGGAAAAAACGTTTCTCGAAATGGGATAAACCCCAAAGTACAGATATCGAGTGTATCAAAGAGTATTACGGATATAGCGATTCCAAAGCGAAGCAGATTATTGGACTCTTAACCTCGGCACAATTACAAGAACTCAAAAATAAGGTTAATAAAGGTGGAAGAGAATAATCTAGTTCAGTGGAACTCAGAGATGATGTTAGAGATCACCCTAGCAGAACCTGATGATTTCCTAAAAGTTAGAGAAACCCTTACCAGAATAGGAGTTGCATCAAGACGCGACAACACCCTATTTCAATCGTGCCATATCCTACATAAACAGGGTAGGTACTTTATCGTCCATTTTAAGGAGTTGTTTTTACTGGACGGTAAAAAGTCAAACTTAGAAACGACGGACATGGAACGTCGTAACACGATCGCAACCCTTCTACAGGATTGGGGTCTGGTATCAATCGTAAACCCAGAAGTTGCACAAGATTGCGCTCCTATGCGACAGATCAAAATAATTTCGTATAAGGAAAAGTCAAAGTGGAATCTGCAACCGAAATACAACATCGGTAATAACTAATGGCGAAAGAATATTATGACATTTTTGAAGGTCGCGAAGACAATATTCGCGACAAAGTCCCATTCATAGGTCGACTTCCTTTTGATATGGAGTCGAACTATGGGTGGACGCAGTTCATGGAAATGATGGACTCGCATCCAGATGACCTATACGATCGTAACTCAGATAAGATGCGTATTGGTCTTAATGCTTTTCATTCTCGCGGCAGTGCGCCAGAGTTTGCAAAGAACATTTACGAAGAAATGCAAGAAGTATTTTCACTTCACGAAAACAAGATCACTAACATTGCGTTTAGTGGATTTGGTCGTGCCAGTGGATCTTATCCTTGGCACAAGGATTCGATGGACGTATTCTTGGTTCAGGTTATCTCTACCGTGGGTCTCAAAGTAGAACACATTAATAACGAGGAGCCTTTTGATTTCGAGCCAGGTATGTTCGTCTATTTGCCAAGGGGAACCCATCACCAAGTATTCCCAAGGGTGTCTCGTGTTTCTTTCTCGTTCGGTGTGGAGGGTGATCCGGACCCATCAAAATACTACTAAGGAAATTCTCATGTCTGGTAAAAACGTTGTATCGTTATCAGAGGTCTTGAAAAGAAAACAGGATAAAGAGAAAGAACTTGAAATGTATCGAAGACATCTCACAATGATCGAAGACCGCATGGCCTTCCTAGAGATGGATCGAAAAGTTACGACGGAAATCATCGAGATGATCGAAAACGATGCCGTCGTAGTCGTTGATGATTCTCTACCTATTATACGTTTAGATGATGACGACTATGATGACCTAGATGATTGAATAGTGACATATTCACACGTCTAGTGTTACCTTTATACTCATAACGAGTATATATACTATCGACCTGCCACATAAGTGGGGGTTATTTTAAACTTGCTTAAAACTAAGGAGTTAGCAACATGACATTAACAGCAAAACAACTGTTCCCACGTTCAGCATTCGTCGGATTTGATACTATGATCGACGAACTAGACAGGGTCGCACGACACTCGGGTGATACGTTCCCCCCGCATAATATTCTAAAGACGGGAGAGGATCAATACCTAATCGAGTTAGCCGTCGCCGGTTTCACGGAAGACGAACTCGAAATCGAAGTAAAGAACCGAACACTTAGCATTCGAGGGTCTGTAAACGACACTAGAGAGTATATTCATAAAGGCATTTCGACGAAAAGATTTGAACGTCAGTTCCGTCTGTCGGAGTATGTTGAAGTAATGGGAGCTGATTTCAGGAACGGATTACTAGCCATTTCATTGGAAGTAATAATCCCTGAAAGTCAGAAGCCTCGTAAAGTAGCAATTAATTCGGGCGTCACTTATCAATCGACCCCGCAACTTTTAAACGAGGAGAACAACAATGGAGAAGAGCAACCGAGCCAACTCTAGGTTAGAAGAGATGGGTTGGATGTTCGCAGGACTATCAAGCGTATTCGTGGTAGCCGTCTGTGTCCAACAACTAATGTAATAAATAAGGGAACTTAGGTTCCCTTTTTTTATACATGAACATAAATCACTACAGACAAAAAGGTTGGGTCGTCATTGAGTCCGCACTAAACCCACACGAAGTCGATATGGTCAAACGCATCGGTGAGGAGATGCGCCTCCATGCCGCAGATTATTCCACATGGAGTGGTATCTCGTGCGCGGGCAACTTTGACGATCGACTGTTTCAGTCTTATACCAGTGATGTTATGAAAGGACTCGCGCGTGAGATCTTAGGGGATGAGGTCTATCTCTTCAACGATCAGATCGTCATCAAACTGCCCAATGACCGACTCCGTTTCGAACCTCACAAGGATAACCAATACGGACCCAACAGTGACGGATCCGTCCATACGGTCAATATGTCTTGGATACTTGACGACTTCACTGAAGAGAACGGCACACTTGAGATACAGAGTCAAGACAACGGAGAGTGGGTTACTATATACCCTAAGAAAGGTGACATCGTAGCGATACAGGGGAACACCTATCACAGATCCGGTAAGAACAGATCTATCTACAGTAGAGGTTTGTACGCTTGTGTTTACACGGAATCCCCGATACACCTTGAAGGATTTTACACTCAGAGATTCGTATGAAAGTAGTTCAGATCGTCATAAAGGGAAACGAAGTATCCGAAGAATATGCAGCACTCTCGCAGTATTCATTCGAACGCGCTCTGCGTGAGGGTTACATTGATTCGATAGAGAAGTTCGACGCAATCACCCCCGACTCCGAAGACTTCCAAGAACACGTAGACCGATACACATGGTCTCGTAGTTTGATGACACTGGACAATAAGAAGTTCGGTCAACCAAAGGACGACCACTCGCCTACAGAGAAGGCTGGGATGTGTTCTCACTGGGAGATCATGCGTCAGTGTGCGGTTAGCGGTGAACGCGTGTGGGTCATCGAACATGACACGTGGATGTTGGAAGAACGGTACGAGTCTTTTAAGGCTCTGGTCACTCTAACACCCGAAACTCTCTATGCAAACATTGGACTGTTCATGGGTATGTATTCTCTCGACCCAAGATTCTGTCACTGGGCGTATCACATGTTGACTACCAATGACTTTCCAATAAACTGCGGTCCTTACTGTGTTCTTCAACGTCTTTTCAGAACATACACCACAAATCACCTATCACATCCGGATATTAATTACTACGGAAAGCACGTTACTTCTTTACACCCATGGCATAACTGTGATACTATAGGCGTTGGTCGTGAAATTGGGAAGTTCTTTAATACAAATGATCCATTGGATAAATCACACGGGTTGCCTACGCCCACAACTCAGGTTGTTTCGAAAAGACTCGCTGTCACTCAGGAACATCACAGTTACAAACAGCAGTTACAAGACGAACCTTGGAAGAGGCATAAATTTTTTCACGTTATTGATTGACATAGCCTTTACAATGGGGTATAATACGTCCCATGAGTAAATTTTATACATCCGTGTTGCGAATGGGCAACAACATACTATACCGCGGCTATGACAATGGACAACAGTTCAAGTTGCGCGTACCCTTCAAACCTAAACTCTATGTTACTGGGAACTCTCCGTCAGACTGGAGAACTCTAGATGGCACCTCTGTCATGGAAATGCAGTTTGATTCCATGAAAGAGGCGACTGAGTTTACAAAACAATATCGTGAGGTCTCCAACTTTAAGGTCTACGGTATGACCAACTACGCGATGCAGTTCATCGCGGAGACCTTCCC